ATATCTTAATGTACTATCTGTAATATGTGGTTTATCTGGTTTGTTCCAAAGTGAACGAAAGTCGTGATCTATTTTTTGAGCTCTATCTAAACCTGGCGTTTGTCGAAACAGGCCATTGGCAAAAGCATATTTTTCAAGTGCAGCATAACACTGTAACAGGTTAAACAAATATGTAGCGTAAAGGTCTGGATTGATCTGGCCAGACATAAGAGTTTGTACAAAAGACTCAGATTCGGCTTTTTTATGTTGTTCTAATGTAAGTTCTTTTATGTCTAACATAACTTGGAATTAAAAGATATAATAATTTTTTTACCATTAAAAGTTTGTATAGGATTAGCGTGAACAAGACTGCCTGAAAAAAGCATCAATCTATTTTTTTTACAAAAATAATCAACGTGTGAATAAGAATATTTTGTAAAATTATCAGGTATTGGTTTAATTTGATTTAAATTTTCATAAAAAGTAATAATATTTCTTTTATCGCAGTTTATATAATATACTCCAGATATTAAACTATCATTATGATTATGAGGAAAATTAAAACCGCCTTTATCACTAATATTATACCACATATTTGTAATAATAACTTTGTTAATGGATTGTTTATTATATCCATATTCTAATAAAAAGTTTTTGATTTCTAAAGTCAATAATTTTGTAAAATTTAAAAAATCTTTATTTAAATGTAATTTATCATTAACTTTATGGCTACTATCTACGTAAAAATCTTGCAACTTTATATATTTTTTATTTTTATATTCTTTTAAAATTGAATTTTTTAGTTGAACATTTAAATCACAACAAAAATCATCTTTAATATAAATTGCTTTAGGAAACCATTCATCTATAATATAATTTTTCATTTTTTAATTTTTTTATAAAATCCAGGTAATCCTAAATGAAGTCGGCCATCAAATATATTATCACTTGAACCTTCAGTCGCTTCATTATTGTAATGCAAAAATACTTGAGCACAATTTGTACCTTCAAAAGCATCTCGCCAATGTTCACAAAGATTACCTTTATAAACTAACATATCTCCTGGTTTTAATAAGACTTTTGTTCCTTTTGTATTATCAGAAACATATTTGTTATCTTTTAACCCACCTTTTTTAGGGTCCTTTTCAATAAATATAGGCCATTCATCACCACCTAGATTTAATGTCGTAGAAATTTCACAACTAAAACGGTCTTTATGTCTATGTAATATATCTCCTTTCTTATAGATACGAGCATAAGAGTAAGTAGGTATTAATTTTAAACCTGTTTGTTTTTCCATTACCGGTTGAACTGCTAATAACAAAGTTTCCATAACTATATCAGCGTAATGTGAATACGTATTTGGTACCTGTTCATCATTCCATACTCCCCATTCTGTTGTAAATGGCGAAATAAATCTTGTATCAAAAAATGTTCTGGCCACTTGTCGTTTCATTAAAAAGTAATTAAATACAAATTCTGCAACCTTTTGTTCAATCGCATTTTTAATTACAATAAAATTATCTTTGGCAAATTTACTTTTCATATTATTTTATTCCTTTTGCTGTGTTTACTATAATATTTCGTACTGCTTGTAAATTAAAATGTATAAATCTAAAAGGTTCTAAACCATTATCAACAGCAAATTGATGAGGAACATATGCAGGAAAAAACATTAATGTTCCTGGTTTTGGTTTATAATGTATAGAGTCTGACATATGGCTTATTTTACCTTTATCTTTTAAAGGTAGTTTTGTCATCATCGCTCCTGCACGTGGGTCGTGAAATACAGGAAAAGAGGTTTTATCACTACACTTTAAAAAATAAAAACCAGAGATGTGATTATCATAATGTACGTGTGTGTCGTGATGCCCACCGCCAACTTTGGCAAACTCTTGTACCCAAAATTCTGTAAAGAACATAGTATATATATTCATATCATAACCCCACTCGTCTAATAGATTCCACGAAGTTTGTCCAATATACGATTCCATTTCTTTTAAACCTAGATCACCATTTAAAGGAGTAGAGTGATATGACCAACCGTGGTCTTTTACTTTTTTAAAATCTTTTTTACCTAAAAACTTTTCTCTATCTTTTAGTTTAGGTGATTCTATTTTATAAGCCTCATTTATAAACTTATCTGTGGCCTTGATTGCTGATGGTAACCATTCTGGTTTCTCAATAATATACACAGGTGTACCAAAGTACCAATCTGTTATTAACGTTTCTTTATTTTTTATTAATGTCATTCTATACTCCTACACCATATATACATTATTTAAAAGGGAGTCCTAGATTCCAAATAACTAACGAATATCTTGTACCGCTTGTTACAGGTGTTACTCTATGCCAAACAAAACTAGGAAATACAATAATAGAACCACGAGGTCGTATTTCTACACACTCTTTAATTTTTGCTTTTTTGTTTTTTTCCCAGTCCACTTGATTTCTAAAATCAAATTCTAAATTACCACCTACATATTCATTTGGTTCTGTTAATGAAATAGTTACAGATAATTTTCTTATCTTACCGTGATCCATCGGCCAGCTGCCATCATCATTTTGTTTTCTTTGATATGGTTCTTCATTACTATCACAATGCCAACCATAATATTGTCCTACACCATATTTTGTAAATTGACACGATTCGGACCAATCCCAATCAAAGTTCCAACCAGCACTTCTATTTGCTTCTTGTATATATGGATATATAGCGTTATAAATCCACTGATCGTTTAACCAAACAATGTCAGATTTTCTTTTTTTTTGAATATTTTTAATGTCTTTTTTATCTAACTTGTTTTTAGTTTTAATGATATTTTCAGCACCACCTGTTAAGGCCATTTCAGCTTGATGTGATTTTCCATATACTAATATATCATCACACATTTTTGCAGTTAATGCCGACTGAAAATAATAATAGTAATTTTTTAAAATCATATATAAATCTTTAGTGTTAATATATTATATTTATGCAATACTGTAAAGAACTATAAATATTCATAAGTCGTTGTTAATATAAAATTTAATTGATCTGATGTATTAGTAGTTATATGATATTTTTGTGTAGAAGGAAACATTACAAAATTATTAGTATTTAAAGGTATTTCCCAACTTTTGCCTTTTCTTCTATTGTCATCATATTCAATAAATACTTTGCAAGAATCTTTGCTTAAGTTTACTCCATAAAGCATTACATAATCTGGTGAATGTCTTAAATCAACGGGATCTACTTGTAAATAAGAATGTGATTGTTGTCCTGGTTTATAAATGTTACCAATTGTTTTTTTGTTAACTAATGTGAAACCATACTCTAAATATATATGTTCACGTAGATATGTTTGTAACATATCCCAAGATTTAGAAAAAGGAAATTCTCTATTATGTATTGTAGATGTAAAAATATCTATACTTAATTTTTCTTGGTCTATTTCAAAACCTTTTGGCATTTCTATTGAGCCATAATATAAACCTAATTCAGATAATATAATTTTTTTCATAATATATTTTTTTATATTAATTTTTCAAATTTTGTAAATTCCAAGTTTGATTATCTTCATTCCAAAAATATTCCCAAAAATGCGTACCTGATCTTTTTTGATTAGTTTGTTCTTCTGTTAATGCTGGTGCATCACCGATAGGTGATTTCCACGATGCTGTCGGAATATGTTTCACCCACGAAGCAAATGGTTTTGGTGGCCAGAAAATATTGTTATCTTCGTCCCAAGTATATCCAGTACCTGCATAATTTCCTCTAAAAGCAGTTCCACCAGTTTTATGTTGATTGTTTGATGTGTTAAAAGAGGTTTGAATCCACATTTGAGCTGGCCAGTTATTATGAAATTCCAAATACTGTTGACCTACAGTTTCATCTGTATTATTAGAAGAATTTAACATATTACTATCATCTAATTTTAATACTGTTAAAACTTTACCGTTTAATCCTATTTTTGCAAAATGTGCCATATTTTTTTATTGAAATTTATATCTGATTATAACTATTCCTGAACCTCCATTACCACCTGGACCACTACCACCATCGTGTGCCGCTCCGCCACCACCTCCACCAGTGTTTGTTCCTCCAGCACCACCAGAAGTACCTGAACCATTACTTCCTGTATTTATAGCAGAACCTCCACCACTACCATCAGGACCTGTACAAGCAGCTCCTCCGCCGCCGCCACCTATTCCTCCACTACCAGCTCCAGCACCTGGGTTGTATGCGCCGCCGCCACCGCCGCCTGAATAATAATAATTATTTCCATCTATATTATTTTGTGCTCCAGCACCACCAGCTGATCCTTGTAATGGACTACTGCTTGTGGTTGTTCCTACTGCAGCAGCACCTCCGCCACCGCCACCGCCATAATTTGGAGAACAAACGCCGCTATCACCACCGTTGTTTCCTTGTGAAGGACTTGTTGGTGGAGAATTTCCTGTTCCTCCAGGACTTGGGCTTGGGCCATAACCTCTACCACCGCCACCTGAACCTCCTGGACTTCCATCTCTTCCAGGACCGGAAGGTCCAGTTCCTCCTCCACCACCACCTGTTGAAGTTATAGTTGAAAATATTGAAGGTGTTCCTTGACTGCCAGGAGAACCAGTATTTCCGTTAGCACCAGAACCTCCACCTCCAACTGTTATTGGATAACCTTGTGCTGATACAGGTAAACCACCGGTTGTAGGACTTGGAAAGTTATGTCTATAACCACCACCACCACCGCCGCCGGATAAATTACCTCCACCGCCACCACCACCGGCCACAACAAGATATTCAACACTGTTAGAACCTTTAGGAGTTCCTGCGTCTGAAACTGTAAAAGTTCCTGGACTTGTAAATGTATGTATTTTGTAATCACCGGAAGTTGTTTCTGTACCACCTGTTGCAGCCAGAAAAGGAAATGCAATCACTTGTATTGAAAACTGTCTTTCAACTGTTCCTTCAGTAGTTGCAGCACGAACTACAAAAGGATAATTTCCTAAAGAAGGAGTTCCACTTAAAGTGCCTGTAATCGCACCTGTTGAACTTGATATTGATAAACCAGAACCTGGTAAGCTTCCAGATACAATTGTAAATGTAATTGTATTTCCTTCAGCGTCTGTTGCACCAGCATTTAATGTGGTACCAGAAACAACAAGGCCATTCCAAACTTCACCTAATGTGCCTGATGCAACTGTAAATACCGGCGGCGCATTGTAACTAAAAGCATCATCAAGTGTAGCAGAAAGGCCTGATGTATTTGTTACTCTTACATCATAAGGGTCGTCTGTTGTACCCATACTTGAAAGAGTTGTACAAGTAATTTGTGAAGCTGAAACACGAGTTACATTACCTGCTGAATATTCTGTGCCTGTGCTACCAATAAATTTTACAGTACAACCTACTGAAAAATTACCACCATTAATTGTAATTGTAAAAAGTGTAGAACCGTCGGCATTTAATATTGTACTTGTGCCTGTAGCATCATTTGTTGAAATATTTGAAATTGTAGGAGGAGCATCAATAGGTTTCCATTGGTTACCGTCATAATACTCCATTAATTCTGTTGTTGTATTAAAACGCAATTCACCTGATTCAGAACCTACACGTTGGCCTGTTGTTCCTTTAGGCGTAATTATACTTCCAGTGCCTGTAAACTTTCTATTTTTTCCTGTAAAATCTCTACTATTTGCCATATTTTAATCTCTATACTATTTATAAGTTTGTAGTTAATTTCCAACCATATGTTGCACCTGTATAAACTAAAGTAATTGCTTCATC